GTTAGAAAAAGATTTGAACTGTGGTTCGTTAGCACCTCTTGATTCAGTTTTGTAAGTACCAGTTTCATCAGAGTAAGATTGTCCTTTACCGTATTCAGAACCAATAACTAGCAAAGTACAAGCACTAGCGGTTTCAGAGTGACCAGTTAAGTCAGCAGCATCATAAGGTTCAACTGACACAGTAGCATTGTTATTTGGAGTTTCTACTACTAAGGCTTTAGAAACTTTTCCAGCAGTTGCGATAAGTACAATGTCGTTCACTCTAATACCGTGATTAGCTGGGGTAAATCCATCACCCGCAACGTTTCCATCTATATCAGAAACAACTGTAAACGTACCATTAGTATCACCATCATTATCTAATGTTCCGATGTATGATAGGTGTAATCTTGATTGTTCTGACCAAATAACTTGATCAGATGTCATAGATTCTTCTGCACCAACTTGAGATAAAAAGCCTGATATAGTCCTAGGACCAAATACTTCAGCTTCTCTTTCCATTAAGTCAGGCAGGTATTGCTGAGCCCAACCTTGTGTAGCTGTGCTCGTAAAATCGATGTAATTTGAAGTTAGCGTTTGTTGCTGTGGAGCAGCTACACTATTCAAATTAGTCATTGCAGTAATTGCCATAATTTTGTAATTTTAAATTTGTTATTTTTGTTTAATTTTAAACTTGAAATCAGGAGAACTATCACCTAATACTTTAAACTTAAGTCCACCAGCCTCTATCTCACCATGGGATTGTCTAGGTTCCATATTTACATTTTTCCCCTTTTCAATACTAGATTTGATACCGTCTGCTTTTCCTTGTTCGTAAAAGTGATTAGCGATAGCGTCAGCATTCATTGCTGTATATAGAGATTTATGATAACCTTGGGCGTCTTTCATAGTATTATTTTCATCAAGAAACTTCTTAATAAAATTACCTATATCACCTTGAGTGTCTCTAACCTCTTCAGTATTTTTAACATTAAATCTAAATTTCTTATCTCCGACATTGTATTCAAAACCTTTGAACTTATCGTTAAAAACTTGATTAGTTTTTTCGTTAAATATAGATTTAGTTTGTTCTGCTAATTTCTCGCTTTCTTCTGTTTCCTTGTTGTACCTATTAAAGAAATCAATTGCTTTTTGTTGTTCAGGTGTTAACTTTGATCCAGCTTTAATATCTTCATAGTATTTGGACTTTTGCCCGTCCAGGTGGCTTTTAGCGCTGGCAACTTGCTCTTTTAACGCTAATTTTTTTCTCTGTATCTCTTTTTCGCTGTCTACGCTTTCGTCATAAGAGAACTGATCTTCCATTAGGAAGTTTATTTCTTTTTGATCTAAATGAGGTTTTGTTTGCTTATAATATTCTTCTAATAAAGTTAAATTGTCAAACTCACTATAATCTTGATTAAGTCTTACATAATCTTCTAAATCACCACCAGTTTCATCCATAAAATTCATTAACTTTTGAATATTTTCTGGTAACTCTTTTCCTGTTTTTTCAGAATCAACAATAGTTTCTGTAACTTTTGTTTTTAACTGTTCAACTTCTTCTTTAACAGATTCTTCACCTGTTATTTCCTCAACAACGGGTGTATTTTCATCTTGAACGGACTCTTGTTTTGGTGATACTTCTTCAACCACTTCTTGTACAACCTCGGTTGGTTGATCTGTAACCACGTCTGCTGCTTCTTGCTTTTGATCGGCATTTTCTTCTGTTTTTGGTGGTTTGCTTAAATCTACCTTGGCTATAGTTTGTTCTATAACTTGTGGTTTCATTCTCATTTTTTCTTTAACCTTAGTAACATTACCTTTAGTCTCATTACCGTCTGGTTGTTTTTCTGTTTTTTCTTTTACATTAAGTTTGCCTACTTCGTTGTCTACCTTCGGCTCTTCTTTTTTCTTTTTTGCCATAATATAATATAATAATAGTTAATAAATAATTAGATTAAAATCCTAAGTTTATACCACCTAATGTATCATTACCTGCTGATTCAAAATTTTTAGGTGGTTTCTCATTGTTTCTTTGATCAATTAATTCACTTTGTTGAGATGCTTGGATTTTAGTTCTTTCGTCTTTACGATCTTCTTTTTGTTGATCTCGACTTCTTACTGTTTCTACTTCCATTTGTTTTAGCTTCATGTTATATTGAAACTCTAACTCCATCAATTGTTTTTTAATGTTAGCTTCGTGTTGTAATTCTTGAGCTTTCATTTGAGATTTCGCTTGTTCTACTTGTATTTGTGTTTGAGATAAAGCTTGTTGTTTTTGCACTTCAGATTGCGCTGCAGCTTGTTGTTGCTGCGCATTCGCTTCGGCTTGCACACGTATATTTTCTTGTTGCATTTCTTGATCTCTAACCATTTTCTGTTTTCTTCTTATTTTAAGAACTTGATTAGCGAGTTTAACATTCTTTATTTCTCTAATATCAATAGCATCTTCTAATTCTATACCGCCTTGTGCAATTGCTTGTTGTATATTATTTTCTAATATTTGCTTTTCTTCTTCATCTGGTGCTAGTTCTATAAATATACCAAAGTCATAAAGATGTAATTCACTTATTTCTTCTAGTGTAGCCACATTATGAACACCTATACCTCTTACAAAAGCTTCTCTTGTTGGTGAATACTCTATAACATCAGATATTCTAAGGGATAGGCATTCGGCTAGTTCAGCTGTTAAAAAAAGACCAGCTTGTAAAATGTGTCTAGTAGCTGTATTAGAATTTGCCGCAGCTAGTTTTTGTACACCGACTAAAGCGTTTGGATCAGGTGTGCTACCATCTCTAGCTTCGTTTAACCCGGTTACGTCACGAATCATTTGTAGGTAATAATTATAGGTACCAATTAAAGATTGTAATTTTTGTCCACCAGATCCGCTTTGTATTTCTTGGATAGGTATTTTACCAGGATTCATATCTCCTTCTTGTGTAAATGATCTACCAATTACAGATCCAGTTTGGAAGAACATATTTAACGCTTCTTGCGGATTATAATTAGTACCATTACCTAAATCAATTTCAGCTAACCCATCAGCATCTAAATAAACGCCATCTGGTGTCATTCTCGACATAACTTGTTGTAACTTTAAATGTGTCAACTGGATCATGTCAGCAAAACCTGTTATTCTACTTACAAGTGATTCTATACGCCCTTCATACATTCTAGGAGCCACGATAGAATAATTCATTTTAACTTTCGTATAATCACTCTTAGGTCGCATCATGTTTTTAGACATTTCCCACTTTATAAGTTTATCAGTGCCTAATATTAAAGCGCCTTCGTATAAACACTCAATAGCTCTAGAAACCTTACTATAATCGCCCTCCATACTTTCCGGAGGATTAAAAGAATCATCTTTAGGTATTATCTTATCAGCACCAGTTCCAGTTTCTTTAACCTTATAAACTTCATTCATATAAGTCTTGTAATTAAAGTATAACACTTGCACGGTATTATTATCTATACTACTATCACTTATACCGTATCTCTGGTGGTTAGCTCCTCTATTTTTAACAATATCTTCTAAATCTTCATTTTCTAAATATGGAAATTGTTTTACTAATTCGTTTATTGGAATATTCTTTACTTCACCAACATAATATATATCATCAAAATAAGGGGAATTAGTGTAAGAGTAAACTAAATTAGATGGATCAACATAATCAATTGTTATACCTTCAGAAGTATTAAACGAAGATTTCACAGCACCTATACCTATAGTTGTTAGATCATAATAAAAACGTTTTTTTGTTAGTTCGTATCTATTACCATCTAGCAATACATTTATAGCTTGCTCTTCAGCTAATTCTATAGCTTGCTTATAAGTGAGTTGCATGTGAAGTTTTAATTCTTCTTCTGTTTCTGGTAATTGCTCTCTATCGTTTTGATATAGATTTATGCCAAAAGCGTTTAAAGCGTAATCATTAAGTTCTTTACTGCGCATATCCGCTAAAATAGACTCCATATACTTAGTACGTTTACTAACCCCATAAGGATCTTGACAATACGCGTTTATATCATAAGTTCTTTCTGTCATGCCATTAACAACTATATCAACAAATTTAGATATAATTGGAACTGGTTTCCAATCTAGATTAAGATAGGACAAATCACCATTGATCGATAACTCATCCTTATACTTTTGAATTGGTTGCTCACCTCTAGCGTATAATCTTAAATTATGAAAATTATTTTGATTATACACATATTTGTTACTTTGACTATTATCAAACCATTCTTTTTCAATAGCTTTAGCGACCTTTAGTCCGTATTCAAAGCTTAACTTCTCTACATCACTAACAACTTGACTTGGAAAATAACTTCTTATAATTGAATCGGCCATATTTATTTTTCTATTAATTTAGACATACTACCTTTATTTTCATATTTAGCAATATTTATATTTAACGCTTGTTTTTTTATTTCTGCATTAGGTCTGTATAAATGTCTATTACAAGCCATAACAGCTAATCCAGAACTAATTGTGGCATCATGTTTTGTTCTCTTTGTTATATCGAATCTAGTCCAATCATTCAAAGTCCTATTAAAATACATGTCACCATACGTCCCATCTCGTTTTATACCCACATGGTCTTGAATATACATTTCAATTGCTGCAGCGTGGGCTTGTTTTATATCTTCACTTGAATTTGGAATACCTCCAACTTCTTTTTCTGCTACAGATAATTTGTTCCAGACTTTATCTGGTCTATTCATGCTAAATCCTCTATATCCTCTTCTTCTAAGATAATAAAGTAATCTAGGTTTATTGTTCTCACATAATATTGGCATTCCATAAAAAACTAATGCCATTAAAACATCTTCAAAAAATATCTCAGCGGTAGGTGGTCTTGATAAGTACTCTAAGAAAAAACTATTTGGCGGTGCGTTTTCCATAGAGAATTTAGTTAAACCATGAAGAGCACCTTTAGAGCCCTCACCATCTACGGTTCCTGATATATCATAAGAGTCACAACCGAATGCCCCCATGTGTTCATTACCTGGATAACGTAATCCGTTTTTTAATATTACGTTATTTTGTAAATTTATGTCAGGAGTCCAACTAATCTTAAATCTACCTTTTTGATCTGGGTAAAAAATTACTTGTGTATCCTTTACACCGTTAACCCATTGAAAATTACCTGTTGAAATACCAAGAGTTCTAGACATTTCCTCATTATAGTCTATTTGTTCGTATATTTTTACAAGATTAAATATACTCCCAATAGCTTCGTCTCTAAAAGCGTGCTCTGTTGTCTTAGGAAACTGTCTAAAAAACTCATTTAGCGCATCGTGATCTCCTTTTAAACCATCAGCTTCATTTTGCCAATGCTCAATTATACCTATATCTATTAATTCACCATCTGGGCCGAACACATCGACGTCAGGTGTATCAAATACTGGAATTCCGTACTCGTCAATAAATCCTTCGTAGTTCCATTCCATTGGGATAAACAAAGAATAGAGACCAGACTTAGTCTGACCATTTCTATTTCTTTTAGTGACATCGGATGCGTTGTATAATTTTTTAAAATTTTCTCCACCTTTATCTAA